TGCTCTGCGTTACATCGTAAGCGTTGCCGCTCTGGTCATACCATGTGACCACGTAGCCGTTGGCGCTGCCACAGTGCGACGCGATCGCGGCGGTGTCCAAGTCCCCGTTGCTGTCGAAGCCGATGTCGGTCTCGGTGTTCCCGCTGCCCTCGCGAATGCGCAGCGCGTTGCCGGTGTAAGCTGTGCGCAGCAAGCGAACGCTGTAGGCAGCTTGCGCTCCGGTGTAAGTGTCCAATAGCAGCGGTGTAATCACCGTGCGCTCCATTTTGAGCGACACCGGCAGCGTGCCGCGCGTGTTGGCTGTGCCGTCCGTGTCCGACAATCCGGCCAGCAGCGATGCCTTGCATGTGGCAAATGCGGTGTCGTCGGCTGGCTGCGTCGTGTAGAGCGTCCAGTCGCCAGACGTGTCAGGGTCCGCGTCAAACTTGTCGGAGTAGTAGAGCCTGCGTCGGCTGGCTTCTCCCGCGCCCAGCCCGCCATCATCTACCTCGCTCTCCGCGTAGCCATCGCCGTCAGGCCGGGCCGTGTAGTAGATCTCCGTCGTCGTCGTCGCGCCGCTGCGCGCGGTCTCGGCCTCGGTGTCGTAACGGCCAGAGTAGCTGTCGTTAGGCGTGTTGTTCGTCCGGCCTGCGCCCATGACGATGACGCTGCCCGCGGTCGCGTGCCGGCGCGTCACAAGCGCGACCTTCTGCACGAGCTCGGTGTCGCCCGTTGGCCTGGTTGTCGTCATCGCGCCCGCCGTCGTCGGGCTGACGTAGAGCGCGTCGCCTGCGTCCCAGGCCGGCGTGTCGGTGTCCAGGTTGCGCAGCGTGCCAGCTGCCACGACATAGCCCTCGGCCTCGTCTGCCAGATCGGTCAGGGTCAAACCGATGGCCGGCATGGTCGCGGCGGCGTCCGCCTTGGCCTTCTCGATCGTCGGCTTGCCGCTGCCGCCGTGCGTGCCCGACACGTAGACCGGCGTGCCCTTGTCGATCTGCGCGCCGCTGTCGTTCTTCACGTCGATCAGCACCTCGGGGTCGGCGTAGAACCGCATCCCGTTGTCGGCGTCTTGCGTGATCTTGACCTCGACGCCCTCGGTCTCGGTGCCGACCACATTCAGGAAGTCGCGCAGCAGCGCCACCTTCTCTCGTTTGGCGTAGTCCACCATCGCGTCACCCCACTACAAACTGAGCTTCTGGCCCATCACCGAACTGGCCGACCTGGATCACCCCAATGTTGTAGGTCTCCGTCGCGCTCGGCGTGTACCCGGCAAACGATGCGCGGGCATCGGGCCAGTCAAACCAACGATCCCGCAACGTGTTCGACCCGGTACTCGGGTTAGCCTCAAGCTCAACGCTGTCAACCAACACATCGAACCCCGCGTTGCTGTAGAAGCGGATGCGGTAGTGCTCGATGGGCTCGTCCATCGTGTGCGGAGGCTGCGTTCCCAACGGCAGGATCGCCCGCTCCCAATGCGTTGGCACCGTGTTGTCCTCAACATAGAACCGCGTCGTGCCAGCCGTGGCGTTGTAGACGCGGGTCATGGCGCGCACCGGCAAGGGCCGGGCGTTGTTGAACTCGGGCGAGCTGAACGTGTAGGCGGGCTCCAGGTTGATGTCGCCACCGGCCGGGACCGACTTGAAGGCCACGGATGTCGGCGTCACAGACGGGTACTGCGAGAAGAACCAGCCAGCCGTGCTCTGGTTCAACAACACAATATAGTGGTCAGTGCCGCGCAGCTTGGGGTTTGTGCCGCGCAGCCCGCGCAGCCAGTTGGCCAACGTCACAGTGCCGTCGCCGTTATCCGTGAAGTCCAAGAACGCGGCGATCTCCACATCCGTGGGATCGGTCGAGCTGACCAGCGCGCACCAGTTCTTGCCAGACTCAGCCTGTGCCTGCGTGGCCGACGTGATCGGGTCGGTGCCCTGGTTGACGAAGTAGGCGCTGACCGACTGCGAGCGCACCGTCACCGTGGTCGTGCCGTAGACCTCGCTCGCGGTCTGCGCGGACAGGTCACCCAAGAGTACCCCTCCAGCCGCCGTGCCAGACACAGTGCCAGCAGGCACGTAGCTCGTGCCGTTCACGCTCTGCCAGATCGTGTTGATCGGCATCAACCCAGCACCAGTGTGCACGATGGCCAGGCGCAACCCCGGGATGTTGATCTGGTTGTTCGAGGTTGCAACGGCGTCCATGGGCACCACGAGCGGCGACTGGACCGCGGGAGTCGTCTGCGGGACGTAGGTGCCAGCTGTCTGGACCGGGCTGCCAGTCACGGCCAACTGCGTGCGCTCAGCAAGCGCGGTGACCTTGACCACGTAGTTGGCCCCGATGTCCCGTTGGATCACTCGCGCGACCACATCGTTGCCCTCGTCGTCGGTGAACGTGATCAGGTCGTTCTCCAACAGGTGCAGGTAGGCAGCTGGCAGCGTCAGTCGGTAGGTGCGCCGGTTCACCCAAGCGCGCCGCATGATCGTTGTGGCCAGGTCGCGAGCCTCACGCCTCGACAGCGACATCGAGGCCAGGTCCAGCTTCTGCTCATTCACGTGGTCTACGCCATCCGGGTTGCGCAGACCGAAGTGCTCGTAGCCGATGCTCAGGCCGTTGTCCGGGTCTTGGAACCGCACGCCCACGCTCGTAGGCAGGTCCGTCTCCGGCTTGTCCGACACACTGATCTTGTCGAACTCGCTGCGCTGGCCGTCCACGCGCACACCAAGGTCCGTGAAGTTGACCCCGTTCTCGATCTGCACGCTGTCAGCGTTGTCCAGGTCGTAGAGCGTCAACACCCCGTTGCGGTCTTGCACCAGGATCTGACCAGCAACCAGCAGCGGTTGCAGCTGCCGGATGATCGGCACCGCCCCGCGCACGTAGGCACCTCGGAAGGGCCGGTTGCGAACCAGGTCAACGTTGATCTGCGTGTTGCGCAAGTTGGCCCGCTGCAAGACCGCCTCCAACGCCTGCGGCCAAGACAGGATCGGGTCGATCTCGATGATCGCCTCAAGGTTGGAAGGCAGCTGGTCCCCGAACACGGACACGTAGCAGTCGACCAGCCCTTGCGTCGTCTGCCCCCGGTATCGCCCGGTGTTGTTCGCACCGAAGTCGTCCACCAACACCCGCGGCTGCGCCTGGAACTGGTCGCCGTTGTTGTAGTGTGTGTCCGGGTTGAATGTGGAATCGAACACACCAATCGTGAAGGACTGACCTTCTTGGAAGTCCACGATCACTTCCTCGCCAGGCATGACCAGCCCGCCCCCACTAGACGGACCCCATTGAGCAGGGCCGCCGGCCAACGTCGTTACCTCAGAGGTCTGCAGCCACAGCGGGTTGACGCCGCCAAGACGCAGCTGCTTGGTCCCGTTGGCAATCGTCAGCACCTGCTCCACATACAGGTTCGCGGGAACCGTGAACCGGTCAGCCGGGTTGCTGCTGCCAAGCGGGTAGATCGCCAGGTTGCGCACGGTGACCTGATCGCCAACCCCGAACACGTTGCCCGGATCAATCACCTCCGGGGCGGAACTGCGAATGTCGCAGTAGGGGGTCGTCAGGTTCACCGTGTAGAACGGGTCAACGTTGCTGCCCGCAACCGCATCATCGACGCGCGTCACGCGGGCAGGGTTGAACGGCGTGCCACCGGTGTAGCTCAGGTTCGTGACCGACTGCCCGTCAATCGGCACAACCGTCATCGTGCTAACCGTTGTCGCCGTGTGACCGGTGACCGCCGTCACCTCGTAGTACGTGTTGTTGAACTCGGTCGGTCCAGCAGCGTAGACGAACCCAGACGGCTCGCAGATGTCGCCAACCTCGAACGAGTCCTCGTAGCTCGGGTCCAGCGTATCAGTCATCGAGAACACGATGCTGCTGCCGCTGACCGCTGCACTCTGGTTCTCGGTGGTCACGAATATCAGGTTGCGGTCTTTGAACAGCAACAACTGCCCGTTGCCAATCAGCTGCTGCAACGACTCCGACTCTCGGTCATTCAGGTGCACCAACGCGTTGACGTAGACCCGCTGCAGCGTCACCGAGGTGCCCCCCTTGCCGCCACCAGCCGTCTCCTCGCGGACCTTGCTGCTCTGATACAGGATGTGCGCCGGGACGCGCAGGCGCGCCCCAAGAGCAAACGTGCGCGGCGACCCAACACCCTGCTCGCTCTCCGGCAGGTTGGCCAGCTGCGGCACACGCGCCTCCTCTGGCCCATCGCCAGCTAGGGCCGGGTAGAGTACCGTCTGGTCGATGATCGCCGCCGCCAGACCCACCGCCCAACCCACATAAGGGATGCCCGTGAACGCGCCTGCAGCGCTTGCCAGTCCTACGCCTGCGGTCGCCATTCAATCCCCCTGATGGTCCACCCCTGCGCCACCTCGCGACGCCACAGGGATTCTTGCACTCGGTTGCGACGCGAGAAGGCATGCACGCAGACCGTCACGTCGCCATCGTCCTCGAGCGGCACCATGACGTGCCGCGCGCCGCCAAACAGGGGCACCTGCCAAATGTGCGCCCGGCCAACGTCCTCCACGCGGTCGCAGAACGCAGCCAGGCCAGCTTCGAGCTGCTCCTGCGTAGGCATCGCGTCGTAGACCAACGTGGGGCCAAGCTCCAGTCCGACCGCTGCGGCTGCAGCGTAGGGCACACCCACGCAGTCCACCCCGGTCGCAGCTGACCTACCCATGTGCGTGAACGTCGCGCCCCGTAGGCGTCGCACAGCGTCAGCGTAGTCAGCCCACGGGATCATGAGTCAATCACCGGCTCGCGGATGTTGCTGGCGGACGGCTCAAGATCGCTGCCGCCAAAGTTGTTCTGGTTGCCCCACTTGTCCTTGCATGTCGTGAACAACCCATCGCAACCAGGCTTCACCGTCGCCTCATCGCCAATCTGGATCGGTTGCAACGTGGGGATCAACAGGCGGCACTCGCGGGTCGCCCAATCGAACTGGTAGATCGGGCTGACCTGCCCAACGTTGTCGCCCGTCGTCCAGACGATTGACCCGTCCTTGTAGAAGTTGTCCACCTGCGCGTTGCTCGGCGGCGAGAAGCTGCCGGTGGTCCACCTCACAGTCATGTATTCGTCAGGCACCGTGCCAACAGAGGCACCCGTCACCGTCTCGGCTGCAATCTGCTTCTGGCAGTGCACACCTGCGAACTCGTACTGGCACACGCGGGTGAAGTAGCCACCGAACCGACCACCGGTGGGTCGCTTGATCTGGTGCGACACGCTCTCCATCGTGCCAACGAACGTGCTGCCATCGAACGTGATGCGCGTGATCACTCGCCGGTGCCTGGCGAAGATCACTGCGGGCTTGCACCAGTCCACGATGGTCACGAACACGTCTGCCCCGCGATAGCGTTGCTGCTGCAAGTCAGGCAGGGTGATCGTCGCCCCGTCAATCACCGCCCTCACGTCCTGGTCACCACTGCGGAACCCACCCTCGCGTCGATCAGCACTTAGGCCGCCCAACGACACGGGCAGGTAGGTGCGAGACTCAACCGTCAACGGTCGGTCGTGATCAGTGACCAGGATCTCGGTGCCGTCTTTCGGCACAACTCGGAGGCAGTGCGCTAGGTGCTTGCCACGGTGGTAGCGCAGGAGGTCTTCAGCCAAGCGTCCCGGTCGCGTCGTCACAGCACACCCTCCAACCCTTCAATCGTGCCAGCGACCGCCTTGGTCAACGTAACGTTGGACGCAACGCGGATGGCATACCCGGCCACGCCAACAGACCCACCACCAATCGTGCTGCTGACCTGCCCATTCTGGCCAGGACCGCCACCGGCACCGCCAGGCGGGTTCGCCCCGCCAGCGCCAGGCGTGTTCAACGTGCCAATGATGCCGTTCTGGCCGCTGCCGAAGTTGGCGTTGGGCCTCGACCCAGCCAAGCCACGGACCCCGAAGGTCCAGCCGGCACCACCACCACCACCTGACCCGCTAATCGCGCCGTTCGCGCCGCCGCCAGGACCGCCGCCACCACCGCCCTGCACGCGCCCGTAGTTGTAAAGCACCGTGTCGCAGCGCACATGCAAGCCATCTCCGCCCTGGCCGCCGTTGCCAGCCGTGCCATACGTGGGCGACTGGGCCGTGCCCCCGGTGATGGGCTGCCCGGCTCCACCCGTGCCGCCGCGACCCGTGATGTGGCCGCCGTCCAACACTGTGATCACAACCAGGCTGCCGGTCGGGAATACGCCGGTGTCAATCGCGGCCACTCCTTGCGACTGCAAGCCGCCGATCACGCCAGCTGCCGCACCGTTCTGCGGACCAACAAACAGACGCACACGCGCAGGTTTCTGACCTGAGTAGCCAGCCTGATCGCACAGCGTGCGCAGGTTCAGCTCGTTGGCGTTGCCGGGGCCGAACTCGAACTCGAACTCTTCAACGTCAACGCTCAGGTCGCCGCTCGTCTCGCCAACAGTCTTGACCACAGCCCACTGACCGTTGGCCGTGCTGTTGTCCATCAGGTAGAGCTTCGCGACATCGTTCTGCGCAAGCGTGACCACCGTGTTGGCACCCGCGTCGCGGACCAGCTTGGATGTGCCTCTCGCCCACAACGTGTAGAGCGGCCCGCCCAACGGCAACAACGTTGCGTCAGGCAAAGTCATGCCGCCGCCAACGGAGTTGACGCCAATCTCAATCATGCGGGCAGCGCCGGGCGCGCCAGCAGGCAGGGGCAGGGTGTCTGGCACGTTGGCCCCGACCTCCCACAGCATGTAGCCGCCCCACCACTCCTCAACACCGGTGCGCGCCATCAGTAAAGCACCCAGGCAGCTGTCGAGGAGCCGCGAGCCAGAGCCAACGTCTTCGTGTTGCCAGCAGAGATCGCGGTGCCAACATCGGTGCCGGTGTCGTCCACCATCTGCAAGTCACCAGCACTGCCGGTCTTGTTGTGGATCACGAACACCTGCCCACCTCCCGGTGTCCGGTTGACCGCCGGTAAATACACGTCCACGTTCGTCGATGGCGCGAACGCGTTAAACATGCCGTCGTTCAGGGTCAGGCGTTGGGTGGCGCTGACCGCCCCGTGGTCGGTAGCGCCACCGGAGAACCACCGCTCGGGCTGCTCGACTTCGGACAACACCTCAATACAGTCCAACTGCGGCAGGCTCCACACGTCGAAGGCGTCG